GTATTTCCATAGTCCAAAAATATAGGTTTTTATATTCGTGTTAATATAATTTTTCAACAAAAAAGCCCCAATTAAGGGGCCTTTAGTAGTAGTTTACCGTTTAAAGTTGGTGTCTTATTATGTACTCGTCTAGCTTTATTGCCGTACTTAACGAAACGTCTTTGCCATCTAGGAAATTTTGAATTTGGAATGGGTGGAACTTACCCGTTTTTTGTTTGATTTCCTCGGCTATTTGGTTTCGTGTTTTCGACTTTAAAACCTCGCGCATCTTATTACGCAATTCTATGTCGTTAATGTTCATAACTTTTTAAAATGGTAGGTCGTCGTTAAGTGGCACTGGTGGGTTTGTAGGTTCCTGGGCTACGTATGGTTCGCTAAAAGATGCTGAAAAATACTTTTCCCCGGTCTTTGTGTCCTTTACCCATAGGGCAATCTCCATTTCTTTGCCGTTTACCATGCACTTACCTTTGTAGTCTGGGTGGCTTTCCGTCTTTTTGTAGTTGTTCTTAAAGATCGCACCCGCGTTGTTTTTTGTTTCCATTTGTTTATATATTAAAAATTAAATTGATTACTAAAATAATTGCGATAACCGTTACTATTATCATTGTGCCAATAGCTGCCATTTCCGCTCGGCTCTTATCTTGGCGGGTTGGTTTATATTCTTTTTGTTTCATCTTATTTATTTCGTTTTGTAATTGCTTCACGGTAACCATTGCTAAACGCTTCGACCTCTAATAGCGCTATGTCTTTTTTGATGCGTTCTAGGTACAATGTGGCGTCCATAAGTTCCTCTTGTAGGTGGGTTATCCATTGTTCTAGCGTTAAGTCGTTTCGTGTTAGCGGTGTTCCGTATTTCTTTAGCCCCGTGTTTGAGCGTTCGACGTATTTCGCTAGTACGCTTTTTACTATTTGGTCTTCTACTTCTTGTTTCATAGGAAATTGTATAGGGTGTTAAAATACTCGCGGCATAGTTCTACGCGATCTTTGATTTCGTTTATTACTTGTTCGTCTTTTTCTACTTTAAATACTTTAACTCGGCGCCCTAGAGGTATATGGTCGAACGTGTGGCGCTTTAACACCTCGTCGCGTAGTTCTTGGCTTTCTTCCATTAGTCTAGCGTTCCAGTGTGCGCGTCTTATTTCGTCTTCTATCATGTCCGCGGGTGTGTTGACTAAACAGTAAACTAGTAGCGCTTCGGTCTTGCCGGTTAATTCAAGGTAGCCTTGCAACTGGTAGTAGTAGTCTTTTGTAGGTATTTCCGTAGCAAAAAAGGGAAACGTTGTAGCATCAAAACTAGATTTCACGTCCAAAAGTATGTCGTTCGTGTTTACGTCCGGGGTTCCCGTCAAGAACTCGTTACTAAAGTGTTCGTGGTTCTTATATAAAAAGCCTAATTCTAGCGCGTTTGAGGCCATTTCTATGGCTTCGTCTTCTACTAGGTTACCTTTGTCGGTGTAACGGCTTGAAAACGTCTTAATGATGCCGTATTTCGCACGTAGCACCTCTTCTTCTATGTAGGTCTTTGAGGTTTGGCTTAATAACTCCCCCTTGGTGCGGGGGTTAGTCATTATTTTGCCTATAGCAGAACATCGAATTTTAAAAGCTTTCATAGGGCGTTAAGTATATCGGTTTGACCGTCGGTTAATTCAAAACTAGCCTCTAGCTTTTCGCGTGTATAGTCGCCTTTTTGTATGGCTACTACTGCGGCTTGAAAACGTTTAGCGTCTATTTGCTTTTTCTTTGGTTCGTTTTTTACTTGTTCGCCGCTTGCGTCTGTGTCTTTGTCGGTTACAAGGCCGAGGGTACTAGCCAAAGCGTAACGACGGAAATACGTAACGCCGCTGCCAAAACTTTGATAATCATTCATACCCTTAAGGCTTACGCTAGGAATAGCAACGGAACTTTCCATGTTCTCGCCCGTTTCTACGTGGAAAATTATTGTACAAATGTAGTTTTCCCCCTCTTTGGTGTGTAGGTTTTGGGTAAAGCCTAGACCGTGTTTTGCTAGTAGCGGGTTAATTACTTTAAAGATTGCGGGTAAGTCGCTATAAGAATAGCCGAACCCTTGCGTTCCTTTGTGGATCACTGGTACTTCTTGCTGAAAAGCCGCAAGCGCTTTAAATAAATGTTTCATAACTAATTGTTTTTAAGTGTTAACTATATACAAATATATACTTTATTTTGATTCTACTAACTTTTTTTTATAAATTTTAATTAGTTCTTTAAGTTCGTCTACGTCCCAACGTTTTTCTAGGTGTGCGCGACCTTGTAATTCTACTAACTTGTCGGCGCCTATGCGTTGTTCTATGCCTATTTGGTAGTTTAGTAGGTTCCCGGATAGAAAAGTGTTACAGTGTTCGCATTGTAAATGCACGTTGTCTTCATCAAACCTAACGTTTGAGTGTCCGCCTTGGCTGTAATAGTGGCCCGCGTTCTTTTTCTTTGGGGGTTGGTTGCATGAAATACACGGTTTGCCCTCGTCGCGTTTACGTATGTAGGTATTGAATACTTTTTGTGCGTCTTTTAGCCAGTCGCTGGTTGTCTTTAGTTCGGTTGCCCATTTCTTTTTCGTGTTTTTCCAGGCCGCCTCTTTGGTTTCTTCTACAAAGGCCCTAACGCAGTCGTCTTTTAGGCAGTATTTATGGTTGAAACGGATAGGCTCAAACTTTTGGCGGCAATTTTTACACCTCATAACGGCAAATTTTTAAGGATTTTATAGAGAACGTTTACTACTATTGAATTGCCAGCTTGTTTATAGGCTTGCGAGTCTGAAACGGGCCAAGTAAAACTATCTGGAAAGTCCATAAGTCGGAAACATTCGCGCGGTGTTAAACGTCTAATTTTATTAATTGCTTTATATATTTTTCTACAACTATCAATATATTCACTAGATGAACCTTGCCTACCTATTGCCTCGGTTATACAATTATGAATTACTCCCTGGTTGCAAGCGGTGTCAAGTGTTTGCGCTACACCTTTACCAACCCGTCCGCGCCTTGTTTCGCTATTAGGCACGCTCAAATTAATACTATCGCCTAGAGTTACTTCTTCGTAACCTTTTAAAGTAGCTGATTTTACTTTTAAAGTATCAATAAAAATATTATTTAACATTTTTGCGCTTAAAAAATACTTGTCGTCTACGTTTTCTTCTAGTACGTCTTTTAGTCTTTTAGCTAGGTGTTCTTCTTTTGGGAATTGAAAGCTGTTATCTTTGTCGTCGCGAATACCTACTAGAAAAACGCGCTCGCGGTTTTGTGGTACACCGTGTTTTTTAGCGTTTAAGACTTGCCAATACAAATGATACGGCACGCTATCTTCGTATGGAAATAAAACCGGTAGGCCGTTGACACTTTTACCGCCTAACATATTAACCCATTCGCTAAATGTCTTACCGCCATCGTCGGAAAGCAAACCTTTGACGTTTTCAAAGATAAAAAAGCGGGGTTTGTTCTTTGCAATAAACTCTAGGCTATTAAAAAACAAAATGCCGCGCAAGTCTTCTTTACCTTTACGCTTACCAGCTAAACTAAAAGCTTGACAAGGTGGGCTAGTCATGTAAATACCTAGCGGATCCGTTGGTATTTCCCTATTGTATACATTTTCGGGGTAATAGTCGGGTTCGCCGTAATTGTGAATAAATGTTTGTCTTGCAAACTTATCCATATCGCAAGCAAAAACCTCTTTGTATTCTACTCCTAATCTTTTTAGGGCCTGGTTAAATGCACCTACGCCGCTAAAGTCGCTACCTACTTTTATCATGTCTTAAAATTTACTTGTTTGTATTTTTTACATTTCATAACTTACTCAACCATTGTTCGTGAATATTACTAGCTATTTGTGCAGTCATTATTGGTGGTACTGACATACCTATAAGGTATTCGGGTTTTAATTTTAAGAAGTTGTAGTCTTTTGGATATGTTCCAGAACTACATAATTCTTTTTTACTTCTATATCTTGGCTCATCAAATAAACAACACATATCATTGGCAGTAATAGTATTACAAACCTTTTGTTTTTTTATAAATTTATGGTTGAACATAAAATTTGGTCTACCCTTTCTTGTTGATATATTATCTAAATCTTTATCGGTGTCTATTCTTTCGTTCCATAATTCTAAAGCCTTACCAGTTAATAGTCTTTCATTATTATTTATTTCATATATTTCCGAAAAAACTATTTTTTGTTCATTAAAGTCCATTTGTATTTTAGGTATTTCTGTAAACATATCTTCAAAATGTAAAAATTGTTTAGCTAAATCTTTACGTAAACAAATAAAGAAAACCCTTTCACGTCTTTGGGGTACCCCCATTTTTGATGCGTTAAGTAGAAAGTGTTGACAATAATAACCAGCTTCATCAAACGCATTGTAAATTTTCCTTACGTATTCTTTTGCGTTGCCTAAAAGTAAGCCTTTTACATTTTCCGCTATTACTACTTTTGGTTGAAGTTCTTTTGCTAAATCTATAAAGTCAAAAAATAAAGTGTCTAAAACTTGTTCTGCCTGGCCTTCTCTAAATACTTTTTCTTTTCCCCAGTCCTTTTCTCTATTTCCAGCCATAGAAAAGCTACTACAAGGAGGAGAACCGTCCAAAATATCTAATTCATAAAGTTCTTTTGGTAAATCTTTACGCTTTGCAAAAGTTGTAATTGATTCTAAAAATGAAAATTTAGGGTTGTGATTTTCTTTATATACTTCAATCATTTTAGGGTCAATATCGTTATGTCCTAAAACATCAAAACCAGCTAACTTATAACCCATAGTAGAACCACCACCACAAGCAAAACACGAAAACACTTTACCTTTATCTTTAGTAAATACCGCGTCTTTTAAAGTCCAATTATAATCAAATTTATGTTCCATATTTTAAAATTTACTTGTTTGTATTTCTATTTCTAGTTCTTTAACCCTTTGTAGTAGGTCTATGTTACGACTAGCTAGTATCGTGTTTTCACGGCTTAAACTTACCGCGTGTTCGTGTAGTCTACTAAAAAACGAAATAGCTTCTAGTATTTCTTGTTCGCTTTGTTCTGCGCCTTGTATGTAGTCCGTAGCTTCGGGGCGTGTTTTTAGTATTTGTTTACGTGCGGTCTGTATTCTTTGCTGTATTGCCCAAAGGTTAGCCCGTGTTTTTATTATTTCTAGTCCTAGTTCCATTTTAAAAAGGTGTTTCGTTTGCGAGGCGTCGTAGCTTTTCGCTGGTGTTCATTAATTCGTTTTCTTGTAGTTTGGTTTGGTGTTCGCGTGGGCGCATTTCTTTAAGCGGGTCTTTGTTTTCAACTATAAAGCCTAGGCCGTGGTTAAACTCGCATAAAATAAAGTCTTCGAAACCCGTAATAGCTCCGCCCGTTTCTTGGTCTTTAATCTTTTCGGTTGTGATCATGGTTACGTACTTCATTGTTTCGTGTTTTACTAACCTATGTACTACTATCATGTCGTCGCAGCGGTTCAAAAACGCCTTACCGCCCTCAATATGGTCTTTTAGCGGTGGTTTAAGGTGTCCTTTCCATATATGGTTGTCTGGGTATATGTTACCACTACGTCCGCTTTCCGTATTTGGGTGCGTGTTTATGTACAAAGTCTTATCCGTTTCGTTACAAAATTGGCGGGCGTCGTTTAGAAACTTATAGTTACCCTCGTAGCCCATTTGTCTGTCTAGTCCCGTATAGGGGTCAATTAAACACGCGTCTGCATCCGACTTACGGAATAGTTCGAACAGTTCGCTAGGTTTGTAAAGCTTTGAGTTGTCTATAAATTCAAAGTATTGTTCTAGGTATGCCGTGTAGCTAGCTATTTGGCGTTCGCTTAATTGCTTAAATGGTTTGCCAGAATAAATTTGTACCATATCGCGTAGAACTTGCCAGTATTGGTTTTCCCCGGACCACATAGCAAACTTTAAATTGTGTTTAAGTGCAAGGGTAAGGAAATACCAATTAATCCAATATGTTTTTCCTACGTTGTCATGGCCTAAAATAATGTTTAGCTGTCTAGGTTTGTATCTTAAATAGTCGTCTAGCTTTGTGCCTATGCCTAGCCCTTGTTTTATTTTACCGTTCTTATAGTCGAAAAGCTTTTCTAGGTGTATTCCTTTATTTAACATAACCTAATCTTTTTGCGGCTTCTACTAGTGGGTCGTGTATCATTTCTATTTGTTCTTTTGGTTTAGCCCAATTTCTTACAGCGGCTTTCCAGTCTTTCATTTTGTTTTTACCAACTGACCATCCATTACTGTCGTAATAATTTACAAAACGCTCGGCGTCTAGTTGTAGGCTTTTTTCTTGGCAATAGGCGTTAATTTCCTCAATACTCGGGCGCGTAAATATATTCTTTATTTCTTTATATTCTTTAGTTGTTGCCCTTTGTCTGCCCATTTGTTTGCCCTCTTTAGTACATTCAACTTGCAACTTGTCCCATTTTATAAGGGTTATAGCTTGCCATTTGTTTGTCGTGTAGCGTGCCACTTCTTTAGAGGCCTCTAGCTTGCCCATTGCGGTGCGTGTTTGCTTGACCGTTAGGCCTATTTCTTTAGCTAGGTTTTCCCAACTAGTAACGCATGAACCCGCTTTTATTGTTTGCCCTTTCCACGTCTTGTCTTCGTAATTTACAGACAAAAGCAAATGAACAAGCAAACGCGTTGCGTTGTGGTCGTCGTACCATTCCCAGTCTTTAAGTGTTTTGTGTAATTTAATCCAACCGCTCATCTGCAACATTTTTAGGATAAAAAAAAGCCCATTAAGTTTCGTGGTTGCAGCACTACTCCTCAATGGACTTTCAATAATATTTTACAAGGGTCTGCAACACCCGTACAAATATAACGCTTAATTTTCTAAAAGGTTGCTTTGCTCTAAAACTTTTTCATAAACACCTAATTTAACACGGCGCCGAATACGTTTAAAGTCGCGTATTGTTTTGGCATCTATAAGGTCCGTTTTTAAGTCCCGGACTTGTCTTTTTTCATTGGGGTAAATTATTATGCTACCCTCTAGCTGTTCTTTAAGCTGGTATATTTCGTGTTTATAATCCTCGTCGCCGTACCCCGTAAGGTCTTTGTGCGTTCGTAAGCCGTGTATAATTGTAGCGTGGTGCTTACCGAATATTTCGCCTATTTGCGAAAGGCTGAAACCGCTAGTTCGTAGTTCATTGTATAGGTAGGCGCGTTTGTAAATTAGGCCGCGATCCCTACATTTGCTTGTTAAGTCGTAGGCCTCTATAAGTTCGTGAATTAATGCTATTCTGTTTTTCATATTTCCGTTATTTTAAACTTGCCTAGGCTAAAGTTGTTTGTGTATAGTAGTTCGGACTTTGCGGCGTAGGCCATTGCTTTAGAATAGAAACGCCAGCTTTGCACGGCTTTAGTTCCTACGTAGTAGGTAAGTAAGTATTTCATATTTCATTCATTTTAATTTCACAAATTCGGTTATATAGGTCTTCGTTAAAGTTACCCCAAAAACGGTAAATTCGATAGCGGTTAAATGCCCCAGTCAGCGTGGCCGTGGTCCTCGTACCATTCGCAAATCTCGGACTGTAACAAGTCGTTTCCGTGTTGGTTGAGTTCGTCGTATAGCTGGCTTTCAGTTTCTTTGGTGTTTTCATAGATTTTTGTTATTTGGTAAGTTAATTCTTCGGTGTCTTGAACTCTATTGTAGCTAAATTCTATATAGACTTCGGCTAGTAGTTCGTCGTTATATGCGCTAAAGATTAGGGCGTTCATGCCGCCGCCGTAATTAAAGCCGCCTTGCGGGTCTATCCATATTCTACTTTTCATTGCTTCGATTATAAACGCCTTGGGCGTATTGTTTGTACATTCCTTTCAATTCGTAGCTACGTGTTTTAAACGTTTGCGGGTCTTTAGTCGCATGGTCTAAACGTGGCGGGGTGTTTGTTGACATAAGCCAAACAAGTAGCGCAAAGCCTAAAATTGCTACAATGCCACAGCCTAAAATTTGGCGCTCGTCTTGGTTTAGGTCTTCGAATAAGAATTTAATTGTTTTCATATTGCTTCGATTAAGTGTTTTAACATTTCATTATAAAGGGCAAAAGCTAGGCGGGTGTCTTCGTGTCCGTACCCTAGCGCGTCGCGTTTTGTTACGTAGTCGTTCCAAAGCTTGTTTTCTGTTTCAATAATTAGTTGCGTTTTCATGTCGTTATTTGTTATTAATTGAAATTACATTTTCTTTGGCAATACATTTGCCTTGCGGTTTTCCTTGCATTTCTACCATAATATCTCCGCTACTCATAATCATTAAAATTGGGAGAGTAATAATAGTATACGTTAAACCGTTTGCAGTCATTTCGTAAAATTTAAAAGTTGCAGTTTTCATAGCGTTTTGTTTTTGTGTTTGTGAATTATGTATATGCAAATATATACACTTAATCGTTATTAACAAAAAAAAGTTGCATTTTTTTAACATTATTTTTCAATTCCTAGTATTTACGGGGGTTACAGACGCAAATTATTTTTAGAAAATTTATTAGAAAACAAAAAAGCCACCCCGAAAGGTGGCCTTAACAACTATGAAACGGGTAAAGTTACGTAAAAAAGTATTCGTTTATGCTTTTTCGATGTTCGTCGTAGTTAAAATGTACAAAGCCCGACTTACCTAGTTGAAAGTTTGTAGCTACCCAGTTACTAGACGGGCTAAAAGCCGGGTAATTATAATACTTAAATACGTCCGAACTTGAACTATCAAACAAGTATAAATGGCTGTCGCCTTTTTCAAATGTAATATCTAGGCCTTTGTTAATTAGTTGCTTCGTGTTTAGGTAGCCTAGTATTTTGTTTATTTGGTTTGGATCAATTTTAGGCTTAAACCCGTGCTTTAAATTGTGGGTGTCTTTTCCGTGTGTCGTTATGAAACAATAGTTATCTATTAGTTCGTAGTCTATAAACGCCGTTTGGTTTATTACGTGAACGTTTTTTAGTTCGCGTTCTATGTAGTGTTTGAAAGCTTGGTTAACAAAATACGCAAAGTCGCCGCTATGGTTGTCGTTGCAAATGTTACGAACGTGAATAGTTTTGTAATAAGGCGCTAGGGTTTGTATTAATTGTACTTTAAACATAAAGCCAACGTCAAACGCTTTCTGGTTGCTCATGTTTTGAGGTAACGCGTGGCCACCTCTAGT